CTTCTATTAATTCGCTAGAGTAAGCACTAGCAGCAAAAAAACTAAAAACATCTAAGTTATCTTCGTCTATAACACCATTTGGACCTCCAAAACCTTTTTCAGTGGTCAAAATATCGTATAAAACCCAAGCGGGATCTGAACACCATTCTTTAGCAATAGAACCATCATCATTTGTTTTAAAAGTACCATTAAATTGATAATTATTTGGGTAAATTATGCGCCCATTGTTAACATCAACTGTTGTTCCACTTGGTATTTTGATCTTAGTGCCTTTTACACGATACATTCTTTGTGGATAATTTTGAAAAGCTTGTGCATTAAATCTTGTCGCAACATAAGCAAACCCTTCATAAGCTTTTGTATCTGTATTAATTTCTGTTAAAGAGTGCCAAATGGTTTTATTTTGCAATAATTGGTCAGTGCTATCACCGGTAATTCTTTCCACCGTCACAGAGAGCGGAAAAGATGAGGCCCTTATACGGTTATCAAATACAATTTCAAAATCTTGAAAATACGGACTAGAAGCTTTGCCTATTATTTTTTCATCAAAAACCGGAGTATGAACATTACCCGTAGCCGTTGTAATTTTTATAGTTATTCTTACCTCGGCTCCTTCAATTTTATTTTTTTTATTAATAAATTGCAGAACCGGTAATTGTAAAGTTACTCTTATTTTGTCAACACTAGATTCGGTTATAGACCTAGTTACAGATGCCGCGTGTGTAACTTCAACCCCTACAGGCTTTGTATTTTCAATTGCATTTATTTCTCTTATAGGTCTTTGATCGTCGGTGCCGTTTCTTAAAAAAACATCAACATCTTTAAAATTTTCTTCCCCCCTTGGACTTTGCAAAGGAGTACCATCTAAAAAAATATTTTGTCTAAATTTATCTGAACCTTCTTCGGGATTAAAAATCCCTTCTATTTCGCCAAAACCCAAAAGGTCGACTACAGTAGCAAATTGTTTACTTCTTAAACCATTTTCGATTAAATCAGGATCTACTACACGGCTATCTGGTAAGCGACCAAATAAATTGTCATTAACTAATCTAGGCATAATAAAAATTCAAATTTGGTTAAGGTCGGAAGCATACTCATAACTGCCGAAAGATTCTATAATTTTGACTGCGGCATTTTCTGATGCAAGCACTAATGAATTATTAGTCTCAGTAATGCCATCAACAACCCTTGTGTCAAAAACTTTAAAATTATTAGTAGTAACAGTATGTATTTTATATATTCTATTAGTAGCTTTACCATTTGGAAATTCTAAACCTAACAACTCATCTGTTTTAAAACCATGATCTGAAGCAGTAATTGTGATACAAAATCCGGCTGTGTTTGGGTCTATTTGTCCATTACTTTCATTAATAAAAGATTTTACATAAGTTCCCTCTACAGCAGTCCGTCTAACTTGGGCCGTATCTACACCAGAACTTATAATAATAGATCCGCTATAAACCAAACCATATAAAATTGGGACAGGAACACCACTGGAACTAACGTTTTGGATCCCACTAAAAGAATAAGAACCCCTTACGTTAGGGTCAATTCCACTAACTTTTGAAGTATTTGGCACTGGTCTTTGTGGAGCTATAAAATCTGTTATACCTTGTATAATCATTGAAGTGCCAAGCGAAACTAAAGCTGTAGATAAAACCGTTGCTAATACACCACCCGTAATGGCTCCACCACCTACAACAGCAGCAATACCAAAAACAACTGGCAACGCACCAGTTGCTACAGGAATAATTTGTATATCGCCTTGCCCAGACATTGACAAATATTCTTCGGTCACAATTTTACCGCCCATTTTTACTTTATATAATTGACTATTCATATGTTTTTGTACACCGTCAAAATTAGCAATTAAAAAACTCATTGCTTGTTGCGGTGATTTTACGGCAGCTTCAAAATATGATTGACCTAAAAATTGCCTTAATTTACCATAAACTTTTATTTTTTTAAGCTGCATATCTGTAAACTCCTTTCAAGGCTTGTTGGTACCTTAAATCAAAAGGTTCCCTACAACTTAAAGCTTTAATATTATGATTTAAAATCATATTGTCACCAATATAAATTGCAACGTGATCTAGATTACCAGTAGAAGTTTTAAACAATAAAACGTCACCTTTTTTTATGTCTTTATTGTCTGGTTGTTTTGTAAAATTTAATTTTGGCAGCGCGTATTCAAATTCTGGATTTTTTAAAAAGTCTTTTATTTTCTTAGGTCTTTTCCAATATTTTATTTTTATGTTTTTTGTTTCAGCGAACCAATCAGTAACAATAGACCAACAATCATATTTACCCCAAATAAATTCCCTTCCTATAAGACTTGACGCTTTCCAGCCACTTGGCGTAAATTTATGCCAACAATTAAACTCTAAACTGTATATAAAATAAGGAAAACCTAGATGCTCACAAGCTGCTTTATCTGTATCTGATGCTGTTGCCGGTCCTATTGGGTGACTATGAATAACACCAATAATTTCACCATTATCTTCACACTCTGCCCAATCATCAGGATCTAGCATAAAAAATTCAAATTTACCTTCTGCTAAATTTTTACAAGGCCAAAAAGTTTTTACACCTTTAATTATCGCAAGTAAACCACAAGCCTCTTTAGGTGCTTGATTTTTTGCATAATTTATAAAAGTTTCTTTCCAATCCATCTTAAAAATTTACAAATTTACCTACACCCTCAAATTCTGAATTAGTTACTAATTTGGAAGGTGCATCCAAACCAAACAAATCAAAATTTCTTACTAATTCAAATTGTACTATATTAAAATTTTCTATCACTTTTCTTTCAATAAAATACACTTCTCTTGGTAATTCTGCGCTTGGATCTACATTATTTATTTTAAAAGGATTAGAGTTATTGGGAAAGTTAATTTCATCTAAATCTTTACTTAAAGCTTGTCGTCTAGTGACTTTTGCTCCTGCTAAATCTGACAACGGTGTTACTTTATTTACGAGCAAAAGAATACCAGTAATAGTTTTTAATAGATTTGTTAATGTTAAAGTCGGCCTTGGCAACTTACCTTTTCCAGAAATTTTATAACCTTCTGATTTACATGGCATCCTATTATAAGTATTAGATTGCCAAACAATATCATTAAAATCTTTTATATTATTGCCGCTATGAAATAAATAAACGGTCGGTTCTGCCAAATTAGTATTAACGTTGAAATTTACGCTACCGGCTCCAGTTTGTGAAACAATACCTTTAACGGTAAAAGTATTTGTCGTTTTTGATTGAATAGTGTAAACGCCATCTATAGCTGAACCACTTGTATTTGTAAAAACTAGACTTAAAATTAAACCTACAGAAAAACCATGATTATTTAAAGTAATGACAATATCAAATCCTGACTGAGCAAACTGCCCCGTTTTTGCAATTTTTGTATAATGTATATCAGGTTTAAGTTCTACAGAAAAAAATTCTAATACAGAATTATTAGACATTTTTTGCAAACTTGAAATCGGTACAGCCATTTATGGTTCAAATACCTCCCTAAATTTGCAATTAAAAATAATTCTATCTCTAAAAGGTATTGATTCTGACCAACCATCACAAACAAATTGGCCGGCACCTGATAGCGTTATTTGAACTGTACCGCTGTCACCGTTTGGAGCCGAAACATGCTTTGCAAATTTAAAAGAATTTAAATTTATAATCTGTCCAACAATATAGTTTCCATTAAAGGTTGAACTACTGCCACTGAAAACAGCACCTATAATGTCACCAAATCCAAGACCGTGATTACTTAAGGTAACATTACAATCAACCAAAGAATTAGAATAAGCCCCTTGCTTTACAAATCCCTCTTGTGGCGGTGTAAAAGTAAAACTTTTTTGATCTGCTACCCTCTCTCTAAAAAAAGCCCTTAGTTGTTGTGCTTCGATTATAGATAAATTAAAAACTAGATCATATTCCTTTGGGTCTTGATTTAAAGGTAAACCAGTGATTGCTCTGAACTCATACCCGTCACCTAAAGCTATTCTTCTAATTTTTGGCTTATTAAATTTTTTAGTTCCATATGTAGGTTCTATCGCTGGAAAAGTGATCGTCATTTATCTAATAAACCTCCTGACCTTTGTTCATCAATTATAGTTGCTTGTACTACACCCGCAATTAAGGAACCTAATTTATCTGCGTCTGTGCCATTGCCTTGAACGCTTGTGCCGCTCGCGTCAACATTGACAGTAATTGTATTATTTGTCGTTCCTCCTCCGCCAATTTTGTCATTTGGTGTAATAAATCCACCTCTATTACCTAATGTTAAAATTTCTGGTCCTTTTTCGCCCACGATAAAAGATTTATTAGCTGCTACTGGACCTCCTGACGCTTTAAAACCACCAAAAACTTTACCCAAAAAGCCACCAATCGGACCTCCAATCCCAGCAACTGCTTTCTCAATAGCTACTTCAATTAACTTTCGTTTTAACTTATTCAGTGTGCTTATTGCTGCATCTGCAAGTGTTTTTGTACCATCTACCGCGTCTGTAAGATTCTGCACAATACTTTTTTCAATATCCTCACCTATTTTCGCAAATTTATCTTTTAATTTATCTGCTTCCTCCTTAGCTTTTTTTTCTGCGTCTGTAATCTCATCGACAGAGGTTTTTATTTTACCATTAGTTTCTACAATTTTATTTTTTGCATCAAGTTGTTTATTATTTTCTTCAGTTATTTGCTTTTCAACTCCACTAAATTCAATAATCCCATTTTTTAATTCATCGACTTTTTCTTTTAGACCTTTAAAAGCATTTTGCAATTTTGGTATTTTTATATCTAAATCAAGTTTTGGTATTTCAAGCCCCCCTAATAATTTTCTTATAGGTTCTGGAATTTTTTCAATTAGCTGGTTTATTTTGTCTGTAATAAAAGTAATGACACCATTTACTAGACCAGTGATTGTATTCCTTACACCAGTTGCAGTTTTAGCAATTGCAACAACTATTTTACCTATTACACCACCAACAACCTGAGCAAAAAAGACAGCTTGTTCTGAACTGTCTGAAACCGCTTCTTTTATTCGTATCCACCCTTGCTCTAAATTAAATAAAGTTTTTGTTGCATCAATTCCTATTGCATCAGCTATTACTGTTCCTATCTGACCAATCAAAGCAAAAAGCTGTCTAGTAGGTGTAAAAAGAGCCTTAATAGCAACTCCTAAAGCTTCAACAGTGACAGCAGTTACTTTTAAAACTTCTCTTATAACTATTCCAAATTCAGAACCTTCTGTCGTTATATTTGTAAATGCAGAGCTTAATCTTGTCAGTTGACCCTGAATTGTATTAGTTGCTGTAAAAGCGTCTTGGGCAGCTCTACCCTGTGCGTTAGCTTGGTTTTCAAGAGCCTCATTAAACTTAACTAATTCATCATTTAATAAAGGCTGTATTGCTGTAAGAGCCTCTACACTTCCAAATAATTTAGATAAGTTGTCTGCACTCGCTCCACCATTTGCAACAATATCTTCTAAAACTCCGCTAAATCCTTTTGACTTTAATGCAGCAGCACTAAAATCAATACCAAGTTTTTCTGCTACCTTAGACGCTTCACCAGTGGGCTTTTGTATTGAAGCAATAACTTGTCTGAGTCCAGCAAAGGTAGATTCAACAGGAACACCAGTTGCAGTAACAGCAGAAATCGCAGCATTTAATTCATCTATACTTACACCAGCACCAGCGGCTATCGGTGCAATACGACCTATCTGCTGTGCATATTGATCTACAACAATTTTACCATCAGCCTGTGTCTGTGCGAATCCGTCAACTATTTTTCCAGCTTTATCAGCCTCTAAGCCATAAGCATTTAAAACAGATGTTGTTGCATCAGTAACAGTTTGCAAATCAGAAAATCCACCAGTAGCACCTAACTGGGCTGCTTTTAAAATATTTGTAATTTCAGCAGTTTCAGCAAAACCAGCAGATGCTAAATCATAAGATGCCTCTAATAATGAAAGCTGTGATACTTGACCACTAAGCTCATTTGATAAGCTTGCAAGTTGTGGTCTAAGAGCTTCAACATTTACTCCAAGAGTCCTTACCCTTGCTATGGCAAAGTCTTGAGCCGATAAGTTCTGAAATGTTTTTGTAAGTGCAGCAACTAGAGTAAGTCCCGCAGTAAGTGGCCCTAAAGCTGTAGCTAATGCAGCTCCAGCACTTCTAAAACTTAATGCTGCCCCTTTTGCTGCAACACCACTTCCAAAGAAACCTTTAGAAAGCATTGGCAAAGCTTTATTGGCATCTTTTAACTTGCTATTTGTTCCGTTTACAGTCTGATTAAATTTTTGCGCCTGAGTATTTACATTCTTTAATGCTGTAATTGCTTGGGTGGCTCCAACTCTTAACTCTACGTTTGAAACTGCCACGATTAAACAACAACTCCTTTAACTATACTTTGATTTTCTTCTAATAGCATCTGCCTGTTTCTTTTCTCTATCATATTTTAACTCATAATATCCAGCAAAAAAAATCATCTCTTCTTCAGTTAATTGTTGTCTTAACTCACTTACTGTCTTACTTAATTCTGTTGCTAGGAAAAACTCAAAGTTCAGCCAGTTATCCCCCTTTAGGATTCCTTTGCGTTTTCAATTGTTGCATCTTTGTTTAAACCAAACAAGAAAAGTTCTATTTCATTAAGAACATTTTCTGGTAAATCGTTTTGTAAATTTACCACCTCTGCTGGGTCAAAAGCTTTCGTCCCATCTTCATTTTCTGCTAATTGGCAAAGCATGTGAGTAGAAACCAGCAATGGATCATCACTGCCCGCCCTTTGTGTTGCTCTGGCTCTATCTGCCCTTGTTATGGCCTTAAAGTATAAGCTGACAACAACATTTCCATCATTGTCTTTTACGTCAAATTTTCTTCTTTTACTAAGATCAAAAGAGTTCTTAAGAATGTCTAGAGTTCTTTGTCCTGCCATAGGTTATATAAGATATATTTTTACTTTAGAGGGTTGATACTATATTTCCAGATGTAATAAAGTTTATAGTTACTTCTTGAAGTGATCCTAATTCTGCTCCAAATTCACCGCCTGTAATAATTCCAGTAAATTCTAACTTTTTGGCTGCATCTTTATCAGGGTAAAGTTCAAATTTTGCATTAGCATTATCATCTGAAGTTAAAACATCCTCAATAAAAGATAAGTAAGCAGTGTTTCCCGCATTGTCATAGATCAAAGTAGCCGAACCTTCACCAGAAATTAAACCACCAACAAAACTTTTTGAAGCATTACCTTGAACTGTAGTTTCAATAGTGTCCTTAGCAATTGATAATGACCATGATTTAGTACCAGTTATTAACGCAAGAGTACCGCCATCTTTCTCAAATTGCACTTTTCCGTCATCACCTTTAAGAGCAGCCATATCAAAAATAAATATCTACGTTTATATTAACCTTTTTTGGTAGTTTTTACATCTTTTTTAATTTTTTGCTGTTCACGCATATATGCTCTGCATCTAGGATCCCACTTAACTGGATCTCTAGAACCTTTTACAGCTTCGATTGCATCTAACATTTCTTCTGTAAATTCCATTTAATTAAATCGTTTCATATATTTCAAATGATACTCTCATTTGAGTTTGAAACTTACCTTCAATTCCTGATTGAAATATTTCTGGCCCTATAGGAGGATCAAAGCGAACACCTTTTACTGTAATTCTGTTGAATAAATTTCTAATTCTATTTGCAATTACAAAATTTGATCCTGCTCCTATACCCTGCTTTGTAAAGATATCAAGTGTTATAAGACCTACAATTAAATTTGTTTGCTGAGTTAAATATTGATTTGTTCCAAAGCTAGTAACACATTGAATATATTCGTCATTTATTGAATCATCAAATGGCACGTTATTAAAAACTAAAGGGATGACAGGCCCATTACGAAATTCATCAACAAGACGTTTTTCAATAGTTCCTCTAACTGTATTTAGATTGATAGCAGTCATTTTACAATTTTCTTTTTATTTTCTCATACTCATCTAAAGCCCATTGCTGTAATTCTTTTCCTATTAATTCAGGAAATCCAGCGACAGTATCTTGCCTCGTTCTATATTGGTTGTTC